GAAGGGAAAACTAAAGTACGACATCCAAATGGTCGTCATAATGCTAACCCTAGTAGGGCTGTTGATGTTGTGCCTTACCCTATTGATTGGAATGACCGAGAGCGTTTCCACCTTTTTGCTGGATTTGTCTTGGGCATTGCTCAGTCTATGGAAATAAATATTCGCTGGGGAGGCGATTGGAATAAAAACTTTGAGGTAGATGATAACAAATTTGATGATTTCCCTCATTTTGAGCTTATAAAGGATTTCTAGTGGGAACTGAAGAGGTAAAAAAGCTTGCTGCATATATAATAGACAAAGAAAAGATAGATAATATTGAGAGTCTTGCTCACAATGTAGAAGATTTTTGGTTAAACCAATTTAGCGAAAGGTTTCCTGATATGGATATATCTAGGACCGATAAAGATGCATTAACTCATTTCTGGGGCCAAACATTGTCACAACAACAAGAAGGGACTACTCCTACAGTATTGGCAGGACTTTTTAATGAATTACGTGGATTAAGGAGAGGTTATACTGCAAAAAGTGTTATAGCGGATTTAATTAACAATATTAGTGCTGTTTTGCCAGACTTAGGAGAAAAGCAGCAAGCAGATTATGGTAGCCTACTTTCACTATTGATTCAAAATCCAGATGCAACTATGTCTGAAGACCAAATGCAAAAGATTATAGACTACGGATTGTCTTGGACCGTAGACCCTCCTGAAACACAAAGATATACAGACCAATAATGGCTAACTTAAATCTTAATGGAGATGTTAGTAAAAATGAAAAAGCTCTTCATTTAGCCTATAATGATTTAATTACATTTGGAAAGTTATTCAGCCCTCAAGATTTTTTAGCATCTGCTACACCTCATTTCCATACAGAAGTTGGTAAATTGCTAATTAATGATAAAAAACAGCAATTAGCCTTAGTATTGCCTCGTGACCATGCAAAATCTACATTAGCTGCTACAGCTATACTTTATAAATTTTTATTTGCAACAAAAGATGAACCACAGTTTATAGCTTGGGTTGGTGAAGCACAAGACCAAGCCACTGACAATATATCGTGGATACAGAATCATATATACAGCAACCCAGCTATACATTATTATTTTGGAGACTTAGAAGGAGATAAATGGACAAAAAGCGAGTTTACGTTAAAAAACGGTTGCCGAATGATTGGCAAGGGTACTTCACAAAGATTGAGAGGAAAAAAACAGAACTCGACAAGATATACAGGCATTGTGCTTGATGATTTTGAATCAGAGCTTAATACAAAAACTCCTGATGCTAGAAGACAAATAAAAGAATGGGTAACTGCTGCAGTTTATCCAGCTATTGATTTTGATAAAAAAGGTTTTTTGTGGTGTAATGGAACAATAGTGCATTATGATAGCTTTTTAAATGGTTTAGTAACAAAACATAATGATGCAATAAAAACAGGTGAAGAATTTACTTGGGATGTTTACACAAAAAAAGCTATAGAGGACGGTAAACCAATATGGCCTTCAAGATGGCCAATTAAAAAATTAGAAGAAAGAAAACAATTCTATATAGATTCAGGCACTCCAGCTAAATTTTATCAAGAGTATATGAATCAAGCTAAATCTCCTGAAGACCAAATCTTTAGTGAGGAAGATATTAATCAGGCACAATATAAAGGTTTTGCAAGATATGATGAAGAATATAGCTCATGGTATATTAAACTTGATGATGAGAGGAAAGAGTATGTTAATATTTACATCGGTGTTGACCCAGCTTCAACTGTTGGGGTTAGGAATGATTATTCTGTTATTATGGTTATTGGTGTTACCGCTGATTTTGATTACTATGTTATTGAATATTGGAGGGATAGAGTTTTACCTATGGAGTGTGCCGATAAGATATTTGAAATATCGAAAAGGTATCAGCCAATAAGAAGAATTAATATTGAAACTATTGCATATCAAGAAATGTTAAGAGATTATGTCATGAAAAGAAGTAAAAAAGAAGGAATGTTCCTTCCTGGAATAGAAAAGGGTATTAAAAATTATAACCAAAAGAAAAAGGATAGACTATTTGAAGGTCTTCAGCCAATGTTTAAAGCAGGGGCTGTTCATATTAAAAAAGAAATGCATGAACTTATAGGTGAATTACTTGATTTTCCAAAAGGAAGTCATGATGATACTATAGATGCATTTTGGCTTGCAACACAATTTGCTAAGGGTCAGACAAAGTTAAAGAAAAAAACTAAAACTAAGTCTGGAATATGGAGGAAGCCTAGAAAAGCATATAATTGGTTGACTGGAGCAAGAAAGTAGTCTTATATTATACACTATGATACAAGAAGATTTAAGGGTAAAAGAGATAAGAGAACAGTTTGATAGGTGGAGAGACGCCAGAAAAGACTGGGATGTTGCAGCTAGAGAAGATATAGATTTTTATTTAGGGAACCATTTTACACAATCAGAGTTAGATGAACTAGATTCTAGAAATCAATCTTCTATGCCAATGGATAGACTATATGCTGCTATAGAACAATTTAAAGCTATAGTTACTTCTAAAAAACCTAGATTTAGTGCGATAGGAAGAGAAGACTCGGATAACAGGTTGGCAAATGTATGGAAGACAATATTAGAGTATATTTGGGATAAATCTGATGGTGATGAAATTTTTAAACAAGTCGTTCATGATTATGCTATTACAGGTCTTGGATATTTTTATGCATATTTAGATAGAGATGCTGATTTTGGCAGAGGTGAAGTTAAATTTACATATGTAGACCCTTTTAGAGTTTATGTTGACCCAAATTCTAGACATAAATATTTTGATGATGCTTCAGGAATTATTGTATCAACAATATTAACTAAACAACAATTAATAGATTTATATCCGCAACTTAGTCAACCGATTGAAGAAGGTTCGGAAAAAATTCTAATAGACGAAATAGAAACATTTAGTAAAGAGGAGGACTATCCAGATGCAACTAATCAAACGACTATGGAAAGCTTTACACCAGATAATACAAAAGATAAAGACTACCATATTGAAAAGTATAGACTTCTTGAACATTACAAAAAGGTAAGAGTTCCATATTATAGAGTTGTAGATTCTAGAACAGGTGATGAAAGAATTATGACTCAAGAACAGTTTTCTGTAATGGCTCAAGATAGAGATTTTGCTTTAGCTATACAAAATAAATTAATAGATTATATTGAAGTTACACAACCAAGAATTAAATTAACATGTACTGTTGGACAGATAGTACTATATGAGATGATATGTGATACAGATATTTATCCAGTAGTTCCAGTGCCTAATATTTGGACTAATACTCCATATCCGATGAGTGATGTTAGAAAAAATAAAGCATTTCAAAGGTTCCTCAATAAGACAGTATCCCTCATTACATCACACGCACAAGCTTCTGCAGGTTTGAAGCTTCTAGTTCCTCAAGGTAGTGTTAGTGATATTGAAGAGCTGGAAAGAGATTGGGCTAATCCTAATGCTACTATCGAATATGACCCGTCTTTTGGGGAACCACATTTTCCGTCTCCTCAACCATTGTCAGGCAGTATATTAACATTGCCTAAGATGATAGAAGGATACATTGATTTAAATGTTGGAATATTTGAAATGATGCAAGGGCAGTCAGAGGCGGCCCCTAGAACTTATTCTGCTACAATGATGATGGAAAATGTTGGACAAAGACGTTCTAAGTCAAAATTAAGAGATATAGAAGGTTCAATGAAAAGATTAGGGCAAGTATTATATAATATGGCCAGACAACATTATAGATTTAAAAAGACTTTTAGAATTGTTCAGCCTAATAATGATATAAATGAATATACAGTAAATAAAAGGTTGTATGATGATAAAACAAATGAATTACAAAAGATTGAAAATGATATAACAGTTGGTCAGTTTGATATACGCATACTTGGTGGTTCTACATTACCTTCTAATAAATATGGTGAGTTCCAATTATATATGGAAGCTTATCAAGCTGGATTGATAGATAGGGTAGAAGCATTGAAGAAAACAGAAATATTCGATAAACAAGGAGTATTGCAAAGAACTGACGAAATTGGTAAATTACAGAGTATGCTAAGTCAAGCACAAGAGCAAATTAAAAAACTTGGCGGAGACTTGCAGACTGCTCAAAGAGAATCTGTATCTTCTAAACAAAGAACAGAAGTTGAAAAATTTAAGTCAAGACTTAAAGAACAAGAACTTGAATATAGTTCTAAAAATAAGCTAGCTGCTAATAAGCTAGGAAATGCGGTGAAACTCGAGTCAGAGAAATTACGTTTACGTAGTGAATCTCAAAATAAACAAGAGAAATCGTAGAAAGGAAATACAACTAATGAATGACGCATATGAGGACGGACATCTAGAAGGTGAACCCGTTGATAATGTAGGGCAAGACGAAAACGTTAATACGCAAGAGGGTTCTGGAAACTGGGAAGAACAAGCAAAGTACTTCCAAAGTGAAAAGGATAAACTCGCAGCGGAAAACTCTAAACTAAAGCAATATGAAAAAATAGGAAATTTATTGGAATCTCGTCCAGATATTACCCAAACTATAACTAGTATGGTACAAGGACAAGGTCAACCAGCACAACCTCAACGTATAACTTTAGAAAAAGATGAATTTGACCCATGGGAAGCCTATAATGACCCGCAGTCTAAATCGTACAAATTCAGACAACAAGAACTTCAAGATAGTATTAATGGAGCTGTCAATCAA